AGTCTTCAACTTCTCCGTGATGTTTTTTAAGATCATATAAATATTCTCTTCTGATTTGTGCGTACTCTACAGGTATGTTTGCGTTTAAATAAGCCATAATTTTTACTCACTTTATTGTACCCCAATTCAGTCCAGATTCATAGTCTACCTTATTAGGCACTTCTAATTTTATTGCATTTTCCATGATGTGTTTAATTTTTTCAGCTTGCTCTTCTGTTTCAATAGAAACACATAATTCATCATGTATTTGTATATGCGGAATAATACCTTGTTCAAATAATAATACCATGGCCTTCTTTGTCATATCTGCAGCAGAACCTTGTACCATCCTATTTAAAGCTTTATAAGTAAATGCAGGGACATAATACTCTTCAAATTCTTCGTTAGTCTCTTCATCATCTAATTCTTCCCATTTCTTCTTCATAGCTTTATTATATTTTTTAGCGGCTTGAGCTCTAGCTTCCTTTTCTGTTAAGAGTTTTACGGCAACATAAGCTCCTTCATATTTAATTTTACCATCTTTTTGTTGTATTTTTTTAGCTTCAGGATCCCACTCTACCCATTTTTTATCTTTCCATTTCTTATCAACGGTTTCATATTTATTAAATCTACAAAACCTATCTTCTAAAGTATATATTAACTTAAAATCTTTAGAAAATTCTGTAAATTTTTCTGATATTTCTTTTACAAATGGAACTTTTTTGTGATATTTTTCAAATAAATCTTTAGCATCTTCTTTTAATAAACCCAACTCTTCTTGTAATTTATTTTTACCCATACCATAAAATAAACCTAAATTAATCGTCTTTGCTTGTTTTCTAGATATTTTAGCCATGTCAGCAACTATTTGGTGAAAGTCTGCTTTATCATTATCAAATTCTTTTTTTAATTTTTCAGTGCCACTACAATTATGAACTAATGAATAATGAACTACAATACGTGGCTCTTGTTGTGAATAATCAAAACTACCCCATGTGTGTCCAGGTTCTGGTAAAAATACCTCTCTTAATTTTTTACCTATTTCTCCTCTAGCAGGTATCTGTTGTAAATTAGGGTTGGTCATAGAAAATCTACCTGTTACTGTTCCTCCACTATCTCCTCTAATTTGGTTTATGTCTGCATGTATTCTGCCTTTGTAAACAAAACCTAATAAACCATCTACAAAAGTGTTTGCAGCTTTATCATATTCTCTAGCCTCAGCAACTTTTCTTAAAAATTCATCCTCATGTGTTTTTAAATAATCTTTCGGCAAACTAGGCATTCCTGATTTAGGAGTTTTTTTATAATCAGTTATATTTCTTATTTCTAATAATTGTTTTATAGAACTAGCTGCCCAAATTTTTACATCTACGTTGGTTTCTTTCTTTATTTCTTGTAAAAGATTATCTCTTTTTATTTTTAATTCTTCTCCAAGTGCTTTTAATTTTAGGACATCTATTCTAACTCCCTTAAATTTCATGTCAACTAAACATAAAAATAATTTTGTTTCTAACTCAAAAATATTTCTGCAAGTTTTTTGCTCTTTATCTATATTTGTGTATAATACTTTGTCCAATTCTTCATCAAATTTATTCCATAATCTTAAAGTTAAATTAACGTCTTGTTTTGCATATTCTTTTACAATTGATGCAGGAAGTTTATGCATGTTAGTCATTGGGTCCTTAACTGTGCCACCAGACCATTCTATAGTTTTTTGTTGTAAGTCATACTTATACTTTGAATCATTTAGATGCTCTCTTGCAAGAGCATCTAATGAATATTTAAATCTGTTCTCATCAATAACAGAGGCCGCTATCATGGTGTCAACAATTCTACCTTTAATCATTTTACCTGTAACTGCTCTAATCCAACATACGTCATACATTGCATTGTGAAATACTTTTGTAATATTTTTGTTTTGAAATATTTTATCGTTCAAGACTTGCCATATTTTATCTATTCTTTGATGGTCTGTGTCAGTATCAGAATGACGTAAAGGAAAATACGTTGTTTCATTAGCTGTTGCAACTGCAATACCACAGACAAAACCATCGTTACGTATCGCACCAGATCCTTTTGTTTTAAGATTAGGGTCGTATGTTTCTATATCTATTGCAACTGTATCAATACCATCTAAATTTAAATCTTCTGGTGTGTTACACATTATAATCTCTCTCCAATATCATTTCTAAATAGTGCATTGCCTTTTCTATATCTTGTCGCTTTCCTTTCATAGAATGCCTACAAATATATTTTATAGCATTACCCTCCGCAAACAAGAGTTTATTTTCGTTGATAAACTGCGCAGGCTGAATCTTCATACTGCGATAATGTTTGCCACCCACTTGCTCCTCTAGTGACTTGTAAACCACTCCTTTAAACATATCTTTATTCGTCATCTTCTTCCTCCTCCTTTTCATTAAAATAACTGTATTCTCCGTAAACTTCTTTTTCTTGTCTTTTAATGAACAGAAAAAATTCTATCTCTGTCATGTTGCACTCCTCCTAAACTTGTGTGTCTGTCATATTTATCAAATGTCTCAGAGCCTATACTCCAACAATCTGTTTCTCCTCTGCTATAAGCTGTGTATCCTAATCTTTCAGATTCATTTATATTTTTTTCCATTTGATATACAGATAAATTAACAACAACATTATTATAAGTTAAACCTTTTATTTTATGTATATTATCAATTTCGACTCTAGGTTTATCTTCTATACCATGATTCCTTAATACTTTTTTAATGTAAGCAACATTAGTTCGTATTTTTTTAGTTTCGTCTGAAATTTTTACTGCTAAATTAAAAGGTCTATATTTTAAAGCTTGCTCAGTCACTAAATTCATTTCATATAGTTGTTTTATATTATAGTCTCCATTTACAACATTTTTAAAAGCTTCCTTTACATTACCTTTACCAAAAACCTTAAAGGTTTTAGCCGGAAGGTATGGCCAATATTCTTTTATTTGTTTTAATGGCACTAAATTATTATAAAAATCATCCCAAGTATTAAAACTTCTTAAAATTTTTCTATTAATAAAATCGTAATCTTCTGATACAACTTTATAATCTACCCCATGTCTTTGTAAAAATTGTTTTGTGTGATCGTCCGTTGGATTACCTCTATAAGTAAATAAAAAATTTTCTTTTGTGTTAAATATTCTATCTAAAAGAATGTCTTGGTTTTTACAATGCTCTCCTAATCTTGGTATCCAATGATGTACACCAATCCTACCTTTTGCTGGTGTCCATATTTTTTTAGGCAGATTCAATCTTTTTCTTTGAGGGTTAATAATATTTTTACATATTTTATTTATAGTTACTCCACACCTATGCCCCACATCCAAAGGTTTTTCGCCTTCCTTAAATACGTAAGATCTAGTTCTTTCTAACATTACAAAGAATGAATTGTAAGCACCTGAATAATCATAAATAGACTGATCTCGGTCACCTACAAATATAAAATTATCTTCATCAATATTTGTTGCAGCTTTTCGTAGTGCCTCTACTTGAGGTTTATTACAATCTTGTGCTTCATCGACTATTAAAACATCTATATCTGTAGGGGCTTTTGAATAATACAAAAAATTATCTATCATATCTTCATAAGATGATACTTTTTCTTTTTCCCTGTACTCATTATATTTTATTCTTAAACTATTTAAAGTGCTCAAAGATTGATATCCTCTATCTTGATACCATTTTTGGTCCGTGTTCCAATACTCATTAGGAGTTTGTCTTTTACCATGAATACGCGAACAAAAAACATATAAAGGATGTTTATCCCAAGATCTTTTTTTATTTTTTCTCCATAAACTCATCTCCCTATTATTTTTGCTAAATTCTTTATGATGTTTAGCTTCATATTTTTTTCTTTTTTTACCCTCAGCATTAAAATAAGCGTGAATGGTGCATATTTGATCTTCTAACACATCGTTTGGAATATCTTTCATTTTAGGTATTTCTTTTATAGCTTTAAGTATTTCACGAGCAGCATTTTTAGTGTGAGATAAAATAACTATTCTTTCCCAATTTACACCTTGTTTTAAAAAATTTTCATATTTTGTTTTTATAAAACCTCTTGTCTTACCAGTTCCTGGAGGCCCTGAGACCCACCACGGAAGTTTTTTTGCATGTTCATCAATTAATTTTTCAATAGCTCTAACGTCTTTAATTGTACTTTTTTTAATTAAAACAGCATTAAAGTTTTCATCAGTCATCGTTTTCTCCTCCATCATCTATATCTATTGTTTCTCCTTCCCATATTATTTTATTATTTTCAAACTTATTCCCTTGTATCACCCATGATACACAAGATTTATTTAAATATTTTCCGTGTTTTTTCTTTGCTTTTAAAACATTTATGCATTTCATAACTAAGTCTACTCTATCCATATTTATTTTTTGTTTTGCTAACTCTCTTTCAAAGCCATCTAATTTAAACTCTATAGTGTTGTTTTTTTGATCAAAGTATGGTTGTCCATATATTGCCATTTGTTCTTTATCTGTAAACAATCCTCTAATGGCAAGATAATCTGAAAACATTCTTTTAAATTTAAATTCTTCGTTAGCTTCCTCAACAAAATCTTTTGAGTATTCTCTGGCACTAAATTTAGCTGCCATCATATCTTCATACTCTTTTGCTTTTTGTCTAGGTATCCATGCTTTAGCCTGATGCATGGCTTTATCGTAAAATATCTTTTGATTCATCAAATCTTCACCATGAACTGTTATTATTCTTTTAACAATCTTATCTTGCTCTGGAACATTTAAATGTATGTAATATCTATTAGCACCAAATTCTACAATCTTTTCAATCATATCATTTGATATTTGTGTGGTAATGGATTGAAATAATCCTATCCAATTAAATAATTTTTGAATGTTAGCGTGAGAGTATCCTGTTATTTCATGTATCTTATTAATACCAAACTTTCTGTCAGTTTTTCTAGATGAAGTTCCTTTTGCTTTTCTTTTTTCTCTTTCACTATCGTTAGCTGCTTCACATATTCTATATATAAAATCATCAATTTCACTATCTGCCCAATCACTATGTTTGCATAAAATTCCAGCTATGGCCGTACAATATTCGTCTCTACCTCCTTCGGTAGGATATATTACAACTAATGCAGAGGCTAACGCAATCTTGCCTACATCTGACAATAAATTCCCTTTGTAAGGTTGTATTCCTTGATATGTCTCCCATTCAACATTTGTTTTTGATTTACTATGTAAAGACCCAGGTACTATTGTGTATCTTTCTTTTTCAGCTCGCAATTCACATAACATTGCACCATGAGGATAATTTTTATAATCTTTTTCAAACTCATCGGGTAATCTAAATTGTTTAAAAGGCACATCATTTTCGTTTGTCCATAAATAATGGCTAGATAAATTTCCAGCTCTTCCAAATATTGCACTACAATTTTTTATGTAATGAGGTATAAAATCTTTTACTATCGGATTGTCTACATCTAGATCAACATCATGATCTAATCTTAATGCTATTTCTGATTTTTCATAATCTCTTTTCCATTCTTCTTTCGTAATCTTAAAATTTTTTTGTGTATATTTAGGTATACGAGGCACCCCTTTAACACAAGGGATTATTATTCTATTCAGATCTATCCAATCTTCATACGTTACTGGTGGTTTATTTTTTTCTACCATAGCTTATAGTGGGCGCTTCCCCTCTCGCTTCGGCGCCCACCTCCCAGGAACTGTTAAAGTCTAAATTTTTCTGTTTTTTTAGTTACAGGTTCAGACTCAGGTTTTGCTTGCACCTCACCCTTACCTACAGACTCAGCAAAAGATTTAGCCATATCATAGATAGGTTTATCTGTGACTGGTCCTACCTTTGCTACATCCCAACCAAACCATGTTCCTTTGTCGTTAGACATCTGAACGGTTG